CATCCCTTGCTCTGTCAGACGAGATTTGATGGTGTCGGTGTTAGTTGCCAGACCGCCATCTTTAAAATTCTCACCAACAATGTTTCCATAAGCGTCATATTTTAAACGCTTACCTTGAGGAACAATTGCGTTATGCAATGTTTGAATTTGATCACCGGTAAGCCAATGATGATCTGGCACTGGTAGATTCAATGATTCAATCATTCTTTGTTCATTATCATTAAACACATCGGTGTAACGACGCAGCCCGGCATTACGGACATCGTTGATTTGTGCCCAGTTTCCACTCGTCACAAAGTCTTGTACAAAAGGCAAGTAGTCTTCTTTAGGTGCTCGGTTGCCTTTGCCTTTAATTTGAATAATGCTTGCTGGGCGTTCTTGTTGCATTAGCTCTGCAACACGATCTGTATAATAATGCCCTGTCAATCTTTCCACGCTGGCTTGTTCTTTTGCTTCTCTTTGCGTCATTGGGCCACCGGGTTTAACCTCAATCGTTACATGAGGTTCACCCTTAGCGTCTCGCAACGAGAAGATTTGGCTCTTTCCTTCAAGAACATCAGGACAGTAACTTCCAACACAATGACCCATCGTCTTACCTTCGTAAGACAAAGCCTCTTCGGTCTTCTTGGCGTCGTTCTTGTCGTGCAGTTCTAGCCACTTGTAGCCTTCAGGATAGCTCTTTACAACCGGCAACCCTTCCTGCTGCTGTAAAGCGGCTCTGGCGGCTTCCTTGGCCTTCTCTTGGTCATACTCATACGTCCGTCTAACTGCCTGCTCCATCGAGACCTTGTTGAGTTGTTCAGGACGGATACGCCCTGTTTGAAGGTCTTCTCGGAGAACGTCAACGATATGATTGAAACCTAAGCTTGATGCCCATCCTTGATTTATTTTAAAAACATCTTGTTGTGGATCAAGCTTTTGGAGCCACGGGTTTTCTTCAAGAATTTTTTCAAACCCTTTTCTATTAAGACCCTCTTCACCTCTTGCGCCTGCTCTAATTGACTCCGGAGTGTTTATTCTTATAGCTTCGTCAGCAAGCGTTTCCCAATTTTTGGCTTCTAAAGAACTTGCTTCACCTTCTGGTTTGTATCCTCGAAACTCTCTTGAACTTCTTAAAAACCACGGAATACGCAAATTATCCGGATCAATAGGGGCGTGAACAATACCTTGCTCTGCTAGCTTACGCACCGGGTCTTCCGGCGTTCCCATTTCTTTTTTAACGTAGTTGGCTAGATTGCGATCAATCCAGTTATTTAGTGCGGCATCTTCTTTGATGGACGGATACATTCCCGACCGCAAAACTTCTTCTTTCCCTTCTTTGCCGTACTTTTCTTCTAGCCTAACCAGTTGTTCGGCAGGGTCAGTATTGTTAACACCAACTCGGCGCAAAGGCTTCAACGCCCTCTCTACCGTCCCCTCAAGCCAGTTACCACCTTTGCCCTTGATGACTTGGCTGGCAGTGTTCTGAGTCATCCCCTGAAGGATCTCGGCAGGTAAACCACCCTGTTCCATCGTCTTGTTGACTTGGGCCTCTACAGCCTTCTCTAGACGCCCTCCAGCGGCTTGCAGGGCTTGGTTGACCCTCTGGGTGATCTCGGCGTTTTTAACGGTCTGTGAAGCCTTGGAAGCCGCCTGTGCTGCCGCAGGAGCAGCCAGTACATTCATCGGTGTCGTAAAGGCTGATGGCTGTAAAGGAAACGCTTCTCCAACCTTTCCTAAAGCCTCAGCAGCAGTCTCGAAGTATCTCTCTCCCGCTGGTGTCTGCGGAGGACGAAATCTTTTGGCTTGGTACTCCGGTCCCATGGCTCCCATGAACTGGGCAGGGACTCCGTGAACTAAAGCACCAAATAAACTCAGACCAGCATCTGCCAGTCCTTTAGCTTTATCGGTGTAAGTTTCTGTGGGACGAAAGATTGAACTGACATCGCCACCAAGAATGGGTTCTTCTACCGGAGGTATGTCTGAAAGGGGTTGGGTCGTTGGTAGACCCCCGAGGATTCTGTCCATGATCCCTCCTTACCCTCTGAATGATATACCGTATTTTCGTTTGACGATATATTCGTTAGACATAACCTCCCCTAGGGTGGAGCGCACCTCTGATTATCTTTAGAGGGCTATCTCACCTCTCCCAGATCAATCATCCTGTGAATGATCCCAGAGCACCCGGAGGCTGCGATTCGTCGATGTGAGAGTAGTCACCACCCGTGTCTCTCACCTCTTCTCCAGTCCCTCGCAGACAGGCTGGGCGGCTCGCAAGCAGGGTGAAGCTTGGCCGGTGTTTTCCGCTGGCACCCATGCAGGTGCGCTACTGCGTGAGCGGAACGCCCAGCTACCCGCTGGGAGGGTAGCTCTACTTCAAAGGTTCGTCTACAAGCTTTCCGTGTTCTATTCCAACTCGATGTTTGATCTCAATAGCGTAAAAGGTAAAGTCATCTTTTCCTGTTGAGGCCACCCGAGCAGCGTACTCACGGCATCGTTCAACTGCTGATTCAAGGGTGTCATGCGCGTATACAAATCGCGCCGCCCTCCCAGAAGGAGTACGCAAGAACACTGCGTATATCGGAGAGTCAAATTCTTCAAGGTCACAGATTGCAACCTTGGTGGGTCGGAGGCCATAGTCCATACAAACTTTCCTCAAGTTGTATGCGGCCCAAACAAAAAACCCTTAAGCAGAGATAGGGCTTTAGGCTTGGTTTGCCGCTTGGCAGAAGACCCCAACGCTCTTCCACCTTGCATTGACGAAGCCCGCCCCTGCTTAAGGGTTCGGTTGTTCGTTGGGAACTCTATCGGATTACCAGCCCGACAGTGATCAAAATTTTATTCATCTGATTATCCTTGTCAATACGCAACATTAAGTTAGATTGAATAAGGATTCTCTCTGGTCCTTCCAGAGTCAACATAATCCTCTTCGTCCCAGTCATCTCTGGGAGGAGGATCGACTTCTAACCAACCTGCGTCCCTTAACCACCTCAAGACCTGTGTAGTCATATCCACAAAATCGTCATGGGTACTCTCAGGAAAGGAACAAATCTGGGAAATACAAGGTTCAGCCCAGTCCTTTACGAAGCCTTTCCTTCTATCTGATTCGGGAACCCAGACCCGTCCTCTGGAGATAACGTGGCTGACGATGTTCAGTCTCTGAAGCTTGTCTGCTCTGCCGGGGTTATATCCCGCTATCGGTAGATGCGCCCTCTTGAGATCCTGAATCAACGAAATCCCCGCTGACTTGTCCTCGATCAGAATGACATCGACCCGCTTTCTTTCTCTGCCCTCTCCGTAGATAACTTCGTACTCCTCTTGGATCTTCTCCCTCAAATCGGGGTACTGCATCCTCTCCTGCCAGCAATCAATCAACATCACTGACATCGGGCCATCCAGAGGCTTGAAGACTCCCCAAGTTCCTGCCGCAGTAGGATCGTTCTGGGTCTTCTCTGAAGTCGCACAGTCATACGATTGAACGATGTACTCGAACTTCGGGAACTCCTTCTTTGCAGGCCACAACTTGAACCACTCCCTTTTGACGATCCCTCCGTCCTCTGGGTCGATGATCTCAGCGTGAATCTCCTGCCTTCCTAACGTCGTCCCCTCATATTGCAGAATCTGCTTCTGGAAGTTCTCCGACAGGTTCTTGATGTTTGCATAGGTACTGGCAGTCGTGACCCGAACGTCATCTCGGTTCAACAGATCTAGAATTAAATCCTTCGGTCTGGGAGTCGTCGTGCAGATCAGTCTGGTCGGCATATTCGGTAACTTCAACCGAAGCCCGAACTGCATCTGATCCCAAGCCTCCTGAAGATAATCCCAAGCCGCTAACTCGTCAGCCCAACCTCCGTTGAACTGTGGCCCCCGAAAACGCTCAGGTTCACTGGCAGGAATCCCCTTGATGAGACTCCCGTTCGTTAGCTTCATCTCATGTAAAGCCTTGTTGTAATCAGCCACCAACAACTGAGGGATGACGTTCAGAAGCCCTGAGTCCCCCTCAAAGCACGTTGCACGAACGTCAGACGACGTTGGAGCCGCTACCAACCATCGGGTCTTAGGATAGATCCACGCCCACCATCCGATCTGCTCTGCGGCGGTTCTAGTGTTATGCGTGGGGATCATTGATTTGCCAGCCAAGTACAGCCTTGACGGGCTATCCACCGTGATACACCGAACTAATTGAGATTCTAATTCCTCAACCTTTGTAATCATCCTGTGACCGAACTTGAGCCGCTGTCCATCAGGAGGAGATGCAAACTTTCTCGGCAAAGTGAAAGGATTGAACCTGTTCCACCTCCAAAGAACTCGATACTTCGGTCCACAGTCAACCCCATTTAACGTTGCCCTGCCCTCACCAAAGCTCGCCTTCTCACCAAGGGTCATCAGAAGCTCATATACCCCTTCTGCAAGCTCTTTCAGTGTTGAGGTGAACTCGCACCCCTTGCTTGAAGCGTATCCGTCTGAATCGCACAACCCCCGGAGCAAATCCAACCTCTGATTGATAGAAGCCCTCAAATATTCCTTCGGGATATGCTTGTTTCTTAGCAGATTCTGCTCTTTGAGCTTCTTATACAAACCATCAACGGAAACTCTTGAGCATCCATTTTCTACAACCCTTTTAACAATCCTCCCACCGCTCATCATCGCAACGTGGATGTCGTCAAAGTCCCCGTTTTTACTTCCTGCGTTGAGATACCCATCTCTGGAGTTACCATTACCTAGCCAATACCCAAGCGTCCACGGATCAATCGGCAGATCTTTCTCAGGCAACTCTAAAGGTAGCGTGATAGGAATGCAGTGATTCAGATCCTTCCTAGAGCTGTGAGTCAGCGTCTCTACAATCTGTTCTGTCGTAACGACTTCCGCACCACAGTGGCTTTGTACCGTCCCATAACAATTAACAATCGGATGACGATACGACGCCCAGTTCTCAGGAACAGATTTGATGCCCCACCGAGTCATCTGCTTTCTGACACGATGTTCTAAGGTCATCCATAGATGGTCGCCGTCTGCATCAATGTGACTGCCATCACTGAAACTGACCCGGTACAACGTCTTGGGTATGTAAGGATCGTGAGCCTGTACGACAGTACAAACCTGCCCACGTTCATCAAATACCTTGTCCCCGTCTTTCAGATCGCCGTTCCTAATCCAACCATCAGGAGTAGGAATAAGCGTATCCAACAGAAGCCCTTTTCCTGCACCCCTTCCCGCCAACATCAACCAGATCGACCAATCCCCCGGTGGAAGGATCTGATGATCATGAGCATTCGTGAGCCAGTTAGCCCTCCAAGCAAACGCTACCTGATCCTCGGGAGACATCAACTCGAACTTCCTGCGAGTCTCCGGGTCTTTCAATAGTTCGAGAACGTCATCCACGCTGAAACTTACTCATCGGGATCAAGATACAAG